ACCAGCGAGTTGGTATTGGGACAAATGCTCCACAACAAACACTATCCGTTAGTGGTAGTGCTGCTTTCTCTGGCGCTTTTGGCTCAACAGCTTTTGAAACAATTGCCGCAACTTCAGGCATAGCTAATGTAACCACTGGAACTACTATATTAGACGTTACTTCACAAGCCAACAATGCCTTTTATTCATTTGCAGTAGCTGATGGTGCGTTTCCTGGGCAACAGAAAAACTTTATCTTTAAGTCTACATTTGGAGGCGCTAGTACTAATACTAATGGACTTCAACTTACTGGGTCTAACATAGGAACTGCTATAGCCGGAACATCTACAGGATTAATAATAATGAGCGCCTCAGATAGCGGAGGTGGATATTTTGGGTCTGTATTGGGAAGCGCTATGTTAATGTGGGACGGAAGCAAGTGGAATGTTATGGCTAATGTCAACACTCAAGTTTCAGCCACATAATGAGCTACAGCAGAAGACTGAACTAATCTTAGCATAGAAAACTAGTCGTTTACATTTTTAATCTACTATTTATTTTGATGTAATATCATCAATTAAAGGGGATATATCTATGTCTAATATGCTAGAACAAGCAATCGTTGACGCAAAGGCTCTTCGTGAAGCCGCTGTTAAAAGCGCAGAATCTGCCATTGTCGAAAAATACAACGACGAAGTAAAAGACGCTATAAGCAAACTTTTGGAACAAGAAGATGAAATGGGTCTCGGCATGGAGCCAGAAGCAGAAGTCGAAGTAGACAGTACTGCTATGGAGCAGGTACCAATGGCACACCTTTCTGATGACGATGAAGATATTGTTGTTGTTGATCTTGATGATATTATTGCTGCCGCTGAGTCTGAAGAGGGCGAAGAGGAGGCAGTAGAACTTGATCGTGAAGAAGTCGCAGATGAAGTTGGTATTAATCTTGACGATGATATGCCCGCTAATCGTGACGATGAAGTCGAGCTTGATCAAGATGAGCTTGTAAATATGTTTAAAGAAATGCTCGTTGTTGATGTTCCTCAAGCAGAGTTAGATAAAACTGAAGAAAACCTCACTCAAGACCAAGTTGAGCAAGATGAGCAAGTTGAAGCCATCAGAACAGATGGCATGGATGAGGAAGATGCTGAAGAAAACAAGCGCAAAGATATGAAAAATGACGCACCTCAACAAGAGGCGCTTAAAAGAGAAAATAAAAACCTCAAGGAACTCCTTGGGCAAGTTAAAAATAAGTTAGAAGAAATAAACTTGCAAAACGCAAGATTATTATATGCGAACCGTGTTCTTGGAGATTCCTCCTTGAATGAGCAGCAAAAAGCTAAAATTGCTGAGTTAGTTTCTGGAGCACGTTCGGTAGAAGAAGCGAAGATGGTTTATGAAACCCTTCAAAAGACAATGGCGGGCATTAAAAAAACTGCCCCACAATCGTTGTCTGAAGTCGTAACAAAAAGATCATCAGTTATTCTTAGTGGAAATCGTAAAGAGGAACACACTACTGAATCCAGTCCAACATATAATCGTTGGGCAACTCTCGCAGCAATTAAAAAGACAAAATAAATCAAAGGAGATTAAATAAATGTCTGTATTAGAAACACTAACAGAAGGCATTAGAGCACGCTCTCTTGCCAATGAAGGTGAAGCTCTTCTCGGAAAGTGGGAAAAGACTGGTCTTCTAGAGGGTCTTGACGACAACGGTCGTTCAAACATGGCTCGTCTTCTAGAAAACCAAGCTGCCCAGCTTCTCAAAGAATCCAGCACAATGGCTGCTGGTGACGTTCAGGGCTTCTCCGCAGTTGCATTCCCAATCGTTCGCCGTGTATTCGGTCAACTATTGGCACAAGACCTCGTGTCTGTTCAACCAATGAGCCTCCCATCGGGACTCATTTTCTTCCTAGACTTCACCTTTTCTGGTGATGCAGCGATGAAAAATAATACTCGCTTGGCTCAGGCTGCTGGTACATCTGTTTATGGCGGCGGTCGTGTTGCCTCTCAGATCACTGGTGGTGTTGACTTGGATCGTAACAATGGTCAGCTTTCTGCTTACACATTGAACAACGGTTTCTCTAGTCCAACAGCTTCTATTGCTACCACTTATACTGTCAGTCACTCCGGTACATACGGTGATGTTAAGACCAGTCCTGGTGGAGAGCTTTACGATGTTCTTAGATCCGACCCATCTTTCGTTTCTGGAACAACTTTCTACACTGTTGCAACCTTCGCTAAGCCAGCCGGTCTTAATGAAGACGATCTGGTAGCTATTTGCGTTCTTTCTGGTTCTGGTGCTGGTGGCGTTCTTGCCTCCAACGCTTTCCAGGTTCGCCGTTTGACAACGTTCTCTGGCTCTAGTGTAAGTACTCTTAGACTGGTTGCTAATAGTAGCCAGGATGCTGACGAAGCTAGAATCGCCTTGACTGTCGGTTCTCCAACGGTAACATTCCCTCTCGTTGACGAATTTACCAATGGTGCTGCTCTAGGTTCTGTTGTTGGTGCAAATACCGCCAACCAAGGTTGGGGTCTTGAGGCTAATCGTAACATCCCAGAAATCGACATCAAAGTTGATTCTATTGCCGTTACAGCTATCACTAAGAAGCTTAAGGCTAAGTGGTCTCCAGAACTAGCACAAGATTTGAATGCTTACCACAACCTCGACGCCGAAGTTGAGTTGACAAGCATTCTTTCTGAGCAAGTTGCTCTTGAAATTGATCAAGAGATCCTCGAAGACCTTGTTAAGGGTGCAACTGCTGGAACATTGTTCTGGTCACGTAGCCCAGGTAAGTTCTTGAACCGTGAAACTGGTGGCGTTATTAATGGCGTTACATACCCAGACTTCACAGGTACCGTTTCTGAATGGTACGAAACACTTCTCGAAACAGTTAACGAAGTAAGCGCACGTATCCACCGCAAGACCTTGCGTGGCGGTGCAAACTTCCTCGTTTGCTCTCCAGAAGTAGCTAACATTCTTGAGTTCACAGCCGGTTTCCGTGCTTCGGCAGCCGTCGATGACGTAACTGGTGGTTCTTGGGGTGTTAAGCAAGTCGGTTCTATCAGCCGTAAGATGGACATTTATGTCGATCCTTACTTCACACGCAACCTCTTGTTGGTTGGTCGCAAGGGCACTAGCTTCCTCGAAAGCGGATATGTTTATGCTCCTTACGTCCCACTGCAAGTCACACCTACCATCTTTGGTACCGAGGACTTTGTGCCTCGTAAGGGAGTCATGACTCGCTATGCCAAGAAGATGGTTCGTCCCGATATGTACGGACTTGTTGTCTGCACAGACTTGGTTGCTGACGTAGCTGGTTACTAATGACTAGCTGATGAAAATCAGTGGGGGAGCCTGGCTTAATGTTGGGCTCCCCTTTTTTCATATAATTTAAAAGGAATAAAAAAATGTCTATTATAAACACTCTCACAGAAGGCATCAGACAACGCTCTCTTGCTAACGAAAGTGAGGCCCTATTAGAGAAGTGGGAAAAGACAGGACTTTTAGAAGGAATGGACGATATTAATCGTTCTAACATGGCTCGTTTATTGGAAAACCAAGCCGCTCAGCTTCTTAAAGAATCTAGCACAATGGCCGCCGGCGATGTGCAAGGTTTTTCAGCAGTAGCATTTCCAATTGTTCGTCGTGTTTTTGGTCAATTGTTGGCACAAGATCTTGTATCTGTTCAGCCAATGTCTTTACCAAGTGGTCTCATCTTCTTTCTAGATTTCACCTTTTCTGGTGACGCTGGTATGAGTGCAACTGGCGGCGCTGCTGCCCGTCTCGCTCAGGCTCCCGACACTTCGGTATATGGCGGCGGTCGTGTCGCATCTCAGATCACTGGCGGTGTCGATCTAGCAAATAACAATGGTCAGCTTTCTGCTTACACATTGAACAACGGTTTCTCTAGCCCAACATCCTCTACTACAGATGGTCTTACTCTTGAAGTCTCGGGAACTTATGGCGATGTTGCCACAAGTCCAGGCGGCTATTTGTTTGACGTGTTGCAGTCTGATCCAACATTTGTTTCTGGCACAAGCTTTTACGCTATTGCCAGACATAATGTTCCAAGCGACCTTAACTTGGATGATCTGGTAGCAATGACGGCACAGAGAGGTGCCGGCGCACCTGGTGTCTTCACATATGCATCAGGCGGTGTCGCATATCACGTCCGTCGATTAACTAATTTCTCAGGATCTAGCACCTCACGTTTGCAGATGGTTTTTGTCCAGACTGCTGGTAGTGGTACTATAGATGAGTTTAGTGGTCACCTCGCTGGGATTAGTAAAGTTTTCTATCCAATGGTTGATGGCTTCACAAGTGGTGATGCTCTTGGTTCTGTCAAAGGCACCGCCACCTGGGGGCTTGAAGCAAACGTTAATATTCCAGAGATTGATATCAAGGTAGACTCTGTTGCCGTTACAGCTATCACTAAGAAGCTCAAAGCAAAATGGTCTCCTGAGTTGGCTCAAGACTTGAATGCTTATCACAACCTTGATGCCGAAGTCGAGTTAACAAGCATCTTGTCCGAGCAAGTTGCGCTTGAAATTGATCAGGAAATTCTTGAAGATCTTGTTAAGGGTGCTACAGCCGGAACATTGTTTTGGTCTCGCAGTCCAGGCAAGTTTTTAAATCGTGAAACTGGTGCTGTTATTAATGGCACTACATATCCTGATTTTACAGGTACAGTTTCTGAGTGGTATGAAACACTTCTTGAGACAGTTAATGAAGTAAGTGCTCGCATTCATCGTAAGACGTTGCGTGGCGGAGCTAACTTCCTTGTCTGCTCTCCTGAAGTAGCTAACATTCTCGAATTTACTGCTGGTTTTAGAGCATCTGCTGCTGTAGATGACGTAACTGGCGGCTCCTGGGGTGTCAGCCAAGTTGGTTCGATTAGTCGCAAGATGGATATCTATGTCGATCCTTACTTCACAAGGAACCTTCTTTTGGTTGGACGAAAAGGAACTAGCTTCCTTGAGAGCGGGTATGTTTATGCCCCTTATGTCCCACTGCAAGTCACACCCACCATCTTTGGTACAGAAGATTTTGTGCC